TTCAAGAACAATAACTTTATTAAATTCACTACCTTGTGATTTATGACAAGTTATTGCATATCCATAGTCAAACTCATGCGGATGAAACATCTTTGGAATTTTCTTCCAATTACTATTATATCCTCTGGTAATTGTCGTTTCACCCTCAGTTAACAATTTATAATCAATTTCGATACCAGTAAAAGAACCAGCCCCATCATAGTCAGGAGTAAAATCAATAATCGGTGTGCGTTTCATATATGGGTTCATTTCTTTAGGATCTTCTGCATATCGAATATAAGTCATATGTCCGGTTAATCCATTAACCATTGCATCGCTAGAAGAACTTACAATATCCCAATCATTGCGTAGACAAATTAATTTATCACCAACAATAGGTTCTTGCTGATATTTTTCTTTCCATATACCTTCGCGCATTCGACTATTAATTATTCTACGAGTATCGTTCTTGCCGCAAATGATTTGATCTCCCCAATATAGGAAACCTGGTTTTAAAAGTTCTGTTCTATCAACTACTTTTACCTCTTGACCAGAATGATATTCTAATGTTTTGCCATTACGAATGTCCATTGTTAATTGAATAATTTCGCTTTCAGCGGCTTGCCGCATAACTTCATCAAGAAAAATATGAGGATGTTCTAATACTCCATTGTTTTCTGCGGCAACTGGCGGTAACTGACCTGGATCACCAAGAGCAATAACATGGACACCATAAAAAAGAAGCTGATCCCACATTCGTTTAGGCAACATAGAAATTTCATCGACTACAACTAGTTTATATGGAGCTAAACTTTCAACAGGAATATGAATGAATGTTCCATCGTCTCTTGGACGAGAATTATATAATAACTTATGTGCTGTCATGGCATTATGACAGCCTTTTGTTCGCAAAACCTGAGCAGCTTTGCCTGTATAGGCGATATATGTCACAAAATGCGGATCTATATCAAGTGCGGCAATGATAAACCGAATAAGAGTAGATTTTCCAACTCCAGCAAATCCCGCTATGACTGTATAAGGTTCGTGGTTGTTATATCGTTCGATCGCTATCTTCAATCCCTGCTCCTGTTTCGCTGTTAGTATCATCTTTTTTCTCCAATAAATACGTAATCATATCTTTAATATCAGTTAACTGCTCTTTTGAGATTTCATTCAGCTGAAAAATATTCGGCATAAACACAAGACCATAATCGCATTTAAACTTCTTTAATGTTTCGCTAAAACTGTCGTATATATCTTTTAAAAGCTGAACATCAATTTCCCAAAGTGGATACTGTACTAAAAAGAACTTTTTCTCATTTTCCATAATTATTATACCATATCCTTTTTACTTTGTCAAAAATCCCATGAAGAAACAGACTCAAAGAAATAATCTATGAGCTTAATTTGTGGATATTCACCATTCCAATCATTTATTTCACACGTGCCAACGATTGTAATGGTTTTATCTAATAAATTACTATATTCTTCTAAATTACTACCAAATTTGATAATTGAAGTTTGTTTTGGTTTTAAATCTATTCTTAATGTTCCCTTTTGCAATAAATTAACTACAATAGGATCAGTTAATTTTATATGCTCGATTGCAATTATTGGCTCTGGAACACCTTGTCCCCAAATGTCTTTATACCGAGCAATATCAATAATTGTCGAATCAAAATCATCTGCCATAGTCCAAACAAAATCAACTTCATAGGTTTTTTCGAAAACGACTTTTCCAAAATCTTCTCTGATTTTAACTTTAAACTTGTCCAAATTAGCAGGTGTAAAGGCAACACCGAAAGCCATAGCATGACCCTGAGCAAAAATGGCAAGACCGGTATTATCAATATAATCACGCCAGTTATTGATGCCACCAGCGACAAACCCGCGCCCACTACCAGACCAAACTATTTCTCCTTCTTCGTTGGTGACTTCATTAAGTATAAGTGTAGGCTTATTGTAAGTAGCCATAATACTATTAGCCACCAGCCCAGTAATACCTCTAATAGGGTCATCATCTTGTACACCTTTATTTTGGATAATAATTAATGGTTCATCGGCCAAATGATATTTTTCAATCTTGACATACATTTCGTCAAGTAATTTTTTCTTTTCATCATCTTGATGACGTTTAACATTTGATGCATGCCGCACAGCTTGCACAACTCGTAACTCTTCATCATTTTTGCCAGCTCCACGCTTATCACTTGGTATCAATTGGCCAGCTTTCCAAGATAACATGGACTCAAATACTAATAATTTATCTTCATCGCTACCAACACGAGTCACCGCATTAATAAAAGGTACTATATACCATGCAACAGAATGAGGGTTATATTTCCCTTTCATAGAAAATTCATTCTTATCCGCAAGATATACAAAAAATGGATTATTTACATATTTAAATCCTTCATTAATGTAATAGTTCGTTTCTGGACTGCGCATGTCCATCATGTCACCGGTTAATCCGAGGGCAACGAGGTCAAGAAAGATATTGCATTCTCCTGGTCGATTCCTAAGTCCGTCAATTGCTTGACAGCATTTGTATACAACTCCAACACCTGATAAGTAGTGATTTCCATAGCTCTCTTGCTGGCTGTTGACAATGATAGCTCCTTGTCCTCTATCATTAGTTCCCGCGTCAAATTCGTGATGATCGAGGACAACTGTGTCGATGCCCAGTCCACGCAATCTTTGATGGATTTCGCTTTCATTTGAACTGCTATCGGGAGCGATGACAAGGGTTGTTCCTTCTGGAATTGATTCTGTCGCAATTCCATGTAATTTCGCTTTATGTAATCCATATGTCCAATTCCTTTCTACTGTTGAAGGTGCAAATATATGTAAATAATTCAATAGCAATGCGGCAGAAGTATAGCCATCACAATCACTATCAACTTGTACATATACTTTCTCTTGCCGCACAACAGCTTTTAGTATGCGTCTTGCTGCGGCATCTATATTATTTAATGTTTTATAATCACATTGATCACTTTCTTTTGGTTCAAGAAAGTTCCAATCTGTACCTCTTAAATATAATACACGGGATATAGGATCTAATCCTTCTCCACCTCTTTTTAACTTAATCTCCATTTAAATCCCCATTCTGCTTTTATATAATTGTTTAAATATATCTGGCCCTTTATCTATTGGACTATCTTTATACCCCAGTTGATTTTTTATGTCTATAATAAAACTAATATTGACATAATTTGAATACTTCTGCGAAATTGCGTGTAAATTATTACACCATTTGCCATATTCTTCATTACCAAGTTTTTCAAATTGTCGATCAAAAGCAATGATAATTTCTTTCGCTTGATATTCAATTAATTTGTTAATTTGCCAATAGCTAACAGCACTGCCGCAACATGCCACAGATATATCATTTGCAGATCCAAAATAACTTCTATAAAGCAGACAAGATTTTTCGCCTTCAAAAATAATTGCTTTATTAAAAAGAGGAATATTCTTTTTGCTATTATTTAAGTTATAAAGGTTTAGCCCGAGAGGATGATTATACATTTGTCCATTCAAAACCATTGGACGATACTTGCCATATAATGTCGCTTCTTCTTTGCCAAGAGATCTACCACGTAGACCGATAAATCTATCATTTTCATCAAAATGTGGAATAGTAATTTGATCAGTTGAAGGGCAAAAACCAATATAAGCCTCTTTTAATATATCTTCGGTCATGCCTTCATCTATCCAATCACCAATACGTGGATAACATAGTCTATCAAGAATATGATAGTCATATGCTTTTAGCTCAATACGTTTTTGATCTTCTGGTAAGATTTTTATGCGCGAATATTTATCGAACACCCCGAGGTCTGGAAGTCCTCCAAACTCATCTTCTGCGTCAATATATTCTCCAGAGATACCGAATTTATTGGCCACATAACTGACTCCGTTGTACAATGACCACTTTTGTCCCTCAGTTTCACGGTTATGGACTCGACACACCAATTCAAATATGTCGAAAGTCGCGTCACATCCTGTATAGCATCGAAATAGTTTTGTATTTTCATAATAATATAATTTATGACTCCCCTCGCCAGGATGATTATGACAAATGGTGCCCGCAATAAACCCAAAATTGGTTGGTTGCGGGTCACCACCAAGATCACGGACTAAATCTTCAATTTGATCAGTTGTTAACTTTTCTTTGATCTCATCCTTATTTAGCCGCATGATTCATTCTCCTTAGTCGGTTAATACATCTTCAAGCATTGCCGGAGTTCTGGGCCCAGTAATAAGCTCATCCTCCAAAACAAGAGAGGTCACGTGACCCAGCAGTCCATAAGTCTGATTGATATAATCCATCGCATACTGGAACTTATCACCTTTAACTTCTTTGGTCAGATCCTCGAAAGTGCGGCGAGGCATAATATATTCCAGCTCACGACCCCAAAACTTCTGTTCCTTGCTAACACTCTTGTTTCTCTTCTGCTTTGCCATTAAGTTTCGTCCTCCTCAAATGCACTAAAATCATTTATAATTACTTTAAGATCATCTATGCCGATCCATTCATATTGGAAATCTGTCATGAACATCGGCTTTATGCGGCAAGTGCCTAAATCGGCATCACACCACAATATAACACTTTTATATCTTCCTCGTCTATTCTTATAGATAGAAAGTTTAATTTTAGGAGTTGGAAATTGTGGATTCCTTTGTAGAATTGATTCCAAACTTCCTAAATCCTGTTCTTTTACCGGCAATAGGATCGAACCATAATCAATCTTATCTGCTATTGCTTTTGCGCCACGAAGTAAGTTTTGATCTGGTGTTTTACTATCTTGATAATCACCATTCAACTGAGTTGCGCTCATAATAAAGACATTATGCTTTACACAAATATCTTTTAATCTTGCACTCAA